GGTTAAGCAAATCGAAACAGCGGCGCTGAACAAGCTACGCAATAACGAGAGAGTGAGGGTTTTGTATGAAGGAATTATCGACGGATGCGATGGCGCTAGGCATTATAGCAATCATCTTGATAGTTACGGCGTTCGGGATAGCAGGGCAAGGTGACTACGAAGAGGCGCTCCAGATAGAAAAGGAGTATTGTGAAATGGTGGATTTGTGGGGGCAGACCAATGGCAGAGACGGACATCCCGACTGGCGAAAACTTTATCAGCAGGTTTGTAAGGGCGACTGACGAGGAGCTAGAAAACTGGGTCATCGCAATGCAAGCCGCACAAGCAATGGCGACACGGCATCAGGAAGACATGGCCGTACTATCAGATTACAGGGTGGTCAAACTCAAAACCAATGAAGAGCCGCCCTTAGAAATCGTCCGCTACAGTCCGTAGCACGATGGTGTGAGAAACCCTTTGCCCGTCTTGTACGGGCTTTTTTTTGCGGCAAATAAATACCGCTTATTTATTGTCCGCACCCTTTTGGCATATATTGGTATAATATGTCGCGGGGGACACTATATGTTGCAGACAGTAACAATAGACTGGCGGCCCGTAGTACAGGGCAATATGCCAAGAAATGAAGGTAACTATCTCGTCGCATTCGATGACGGCGCGGTAGAGACATACCCCATGTCAGACCAAGACATCAAACGCGGAGAAGTGAAAGACGGGCAAACTCATGGCCTACTGTGGGCCGAAGGTATACCGTCACCTTTATAAAATATGAGTCTATCAATCGACTATGTACCGACAACGGACTTGCTTCCGTATGCAATGAATTCTCGAACTCACTCAGATGAGCAGGTGGCGCAGATAGCCGCAAGCATCAAAGAGTTTGGCTTTACCAATCCCATACTTATCGACGACGCGGCAGGCATCATTGCAGGCCACGGGCGACTGATGGCGGCAAAGCGTCTTAACCTCAATGAGGTGCCGACGATTACCCTTGAGGGACTGACTGAGGCGCAAAAGAAAGCCTACGTCATAGCTGATAACAAACTGGCATTAAATGCTGGCTGGGATACCGATGCACTGACGGCAGAGCTAAGGCGACTGCAAGAGCTAGACTTTGACCTTGACCTAATTGGCTTTGACTCAGATGAGTTGGCACAACTGCTTGAGCCTGAGCAGGTAGAGGGACTCACCGATGAGGATGACGTGCCTGACGTGCCTGAAACACCTGTAACGGTAGAGGGCGATATATGGGTGCTAGGCAATCATCGGCTTATGTGTGGCAGTGCGACTGACCCTGAAGACATTGAAAAGCTGACGCAGGGTGATTACATCGACTTAATACACACTGACCCACCTTATGGAATGAATGCAGTAAGCAAGTCAGCAGTGTTGTCGAAAAACTATGATGGCGACATTTTGGGCGATGATGATGCAACGGTTGCGAAAGACGCATTTACCCTTATTCATTCGCTATATCCAAATGCCAAGCAAATTTGGTGGGGTGCAAACTACTACTGCAGTGCATTGCCTGACAGCGAGTGCTGGCTCGTATGGGATAAGAACAACGGGCAAAGCGACCAAACAGATTGCGAGCTGGCTTGGGCAAACTTTCGCAGTGTAGTGCGTCAATTTACTCAGGCAAGCGAAAAAACTAACAGAGTGCATCCTACGCAAAAGCCTGTGTCTTTAATGGAGTGGATAATTAAACGCTTTAATTTAAGCGCAAGAACTATTGCCGATTTTTTTGGTGGTTCAGGTTCAACACTAATTGCGGCAGAAAAGCATGGCATTGACGCATACATGATGGAGCTTGACCCTAAATACTGCGACGTAATTATAAAGCGGTGGCAGGATTACACAGGCAAAAAGGCTATAAACGCCGACACAGGGGAAGCCTTCGATGAGTAAGACGGGGCGTCCCCTTAAGGTGTTAGACGATGACCAGTTGCGTGAGGTGGAAACCCTAGCGGCTGTACTAAACACCGACCAAATAGCTGACTACTTTGGAATATCGCGCACGACGTTCTATGAAATGCGTAAACGCGACGACCGCCTTTCCGAACACTATAAAAAGGGGCAGGCCAAAGCTATAGCTGGTATCGGCTCAAATCTTATTAGCCAAGCCAAGTCAGGCAACACGGCGGCGGCTATCTTCTACTTAAAGACACAGGCAGGCTGGAAAGAAGCACAACCCGAGGCGCAAGACTTACCGCCCGTCGTTATCAAGCTGACACGCGATGATATTGACGAAACCGCAGACTAAAATATTCGACGACACGTCACGCTTCCGCGTTGTCGTAGCTGGCCGTCGATTTGGCAAGACATTTCTAAGCACAGCGGAACTCCTCAACCGCGCACTAATCGCCAAAGACCAGAACGTCTGGTATGTGGCTCCGACCTATAAGGCGGCAAAGGAAATAGCGTGGGAAATGCTCATTAGCCAAATACCGCCCGAATACATTGCCAAAACTAATGAGACGGCGCTGACTCTCAGCCTGCTAAACGGCTCAACCATTTCGCTTAAGGGCGCAGAGAAGCCTGACAACCTACGAGGCCGCTCGTTAAACTTTGTCGTGCTAGATGAGTTTGCCGATATGCGCCCACAAGCATGGTACGAGGTGCTTAGACCCTCACTCAGCGATAGGGTTGGCTCTGCTGTTTTTATTGGCACACCTAAAGGGCGCAACCACTTTTATGACCTGTACGGCAAAGGAGTAGATGGTGATGAAGGATGGAAGTCTTATCAGTACACGACCATTGAGGGGGGTAATGTCGAGGCAAATGAGATTGCGAGCGCGCGAGCAGACTTGGATGAGCGTACCTTTCAGCAAGAGTACGAGGCGCAATTCGTCAACTACAGCGGCATCATCTACTACGGCTTTAAGCGTGAGGAATCTGTCCGACGACACACTGATGACCGTCATGTCATACACGTCGGCATGGACTTTAACCTAGACCCGATGTCTGCTGTGCTGATGACACGCAAGGGCGACACGCTCCATATCTTCGACGAAATTGTGATGTTTGGCTCGAATACCGATGAGATGGTCGCAGAGCTTCGCGAACGCTACGGAAATGGTACAATAGTGATATACCCTGACCCTGCGAGTCGGCAACGTAAGACAAGCGCAGGTGGCAGGACAGACCTGTCTATACTGCAGAACGCGGGTTTCGAGGTACGCGTCCGAAACTCTCATGCGGCAGTACGAGACAGAATTAACGCGGTGAACAGTCGCCTACTATCTAACGATGGACAGCGGCGGTTATACGTTGACCCTAAGTGCAAGAAGGTGATTGAGTCATTGGAACGCCATACCTACAAGGAAGGCACCAGTCAGCCCGAGAAGGATGGCTTTGACCACATGAACGACGCACTTGGTTATGCGGTGGAGTATCTATTCCCAATTAGAAAGGCAAACGCGCCGCAAGCCCCGCAGAGGTGGACGTAAATGTATTACGAAGACATTGAATACCAGCACCCCGATTATGAAAATAATATCGCTCGCTGGGAGTTTTACCTCCGAAGCTACATGGGTGGGCAAGACTATAGAGATGGGTCATACCTGACTAGCTACCTCAACGAAGACAAGAACGCCTACAGCAGACGACTAGCACTAACGCCGCTCGACAATCACTGCCGTAATGTCGTGCATGTCTACTCGTCATTCCTGTGGCGTGTACCCCCTACTCGTAACTATCAGCAGATGGAAGGCAGTGCTGACCTAGAGGCGTTTCTAAAGGACAGCAACCTCGACGGGCAGAGCTTTAACAGCTTCATGCGTGAGGCACAGATATGGTCAAGCGTATACGGCCATGTCTGGATTATGCTTGATAAGCCGCAGTCAACAGCAGGCACACGGGCAGAGGAACTGGCGCAGGAGATTCGCCCCTACGTCACGCTAATCACGCCTGAGAATGTCTACGACTGGAAGTACGAGCGAATGCCTAGCGGTCGCCATGAACTGACCTACATGAAAGTTCGTGAGTCAGTAAACCGTATTGACGGCACAACGACCGAGACGTATTTCAGAATCTGGACACGCGAGACGATACAGCTAGTGCGTTATCACGGTGACGAGGCTAACGTCATCGAGACTATCGACAACCCCATCGGCAAGATTCCAGCAGTACACCTACCCTCTAACCGCTCAGTGGTACGCGGCATTGGCATTAGCGACATCAGTGACATAGCCTACATGCAACAGGCTATCTACCAAGAGCTATCGGAAATCGAGCAATTGATTCGCATCTCTAACCACCCAACACTGGTTAAGACCTACGACACGGACGCTAGTGCAGGTGCAGGTGCGGTAATTAACATCAGCGACGATATGGACGGCGCACTCAAGCCGTACCAGATGCAACCCTCTGGCGCTAACCTAGACGCCATACGCGCCTCTATCGAAGACAAGATTGAGTCGATTAACCGCATGGCACACATGGGCGCAGTACGTGGCACAGAGGCAATCACACAGTCAGGCGTGGCAATGCAGACAGAGTTTCAGATGTTAAACGCTAAACTCGCTGAGAAAGCTGACATCCTTGAGTTAGCCGAAGAGCAGTTATGGCAGTTGTGGTGTACATGGCAGGGGCATCCGTTGCACGAGGTAGAGATTGACTACCCTGACAGCTTCGATATCCGTGACTACGATTCTGAGCTTCGCTTTTTACAGCAGACACGCGCAAGCGGCGTTAAGTCTGTCACTTTGCTTCGTGAGATTGACAAGAAGATTGCTGACCTCGTACTGGATGACAATGTACTTGCACAGGCGCATGAGGAGATTGAGACTGCTACGACAGCGGTTGGTGACTTTGCTAAAGAGACTCAGATTTACAAGTACCACATTGATAGCGGCCTAGTGACACCTAACGAGGTGCGCGAGAAGATTGGGCTTGATGAGATTGCTGGCGGCGACCAGTTAGTCGAGCCAGTGCAAACGCTGACTGATGGACAGTGAGGAACTTACACGCGCATTAGAACGGGCGACCTCGGAGCATGAGCGTCGCCTTTTGCTTGCTATGGAGTCGCTACGTCTAAGGCTGACAGATGCGCTTGCTGGCCTTCCGTTACGTGACGGTGTGCTGTTTGACCTAGATGCCGCACTTGCCCTTAGAGCGCAAATAGACGGCCTTGTACGCGATGAATACCTGACGGTCATTGATGACATTATCCGCGAGTACCCTGACGCTGTAGCACTGACGCAGGAGTTTATGGAGCAGTTCGCCGACTTCCGTGTACCGCAGTCAGTCATCGGACAGCTTCAGCAGTTCAGTTTCACGGGTCACGAGGCATTGGCTGACGACTTTGCAGAGGCGTTGTACCAGCAGGTATACAACAACACGCTGTCGGGTACGCCATTCAGCGCAAGTCTTGACGAGCTAAATAGTCTTTTGACCTCTGACTTGCAACGCTACTCAGGCACTATGTTGCACGATGCACTGTTTGAATTTAGCGCTACCTTGGTAGCCGCAAGCGCGGCAGAGGCAGGCATTACCAAGTTTCGTTACGAAGGTGATACGATTGAAACAACGCGGCCCTTCTGTGAAAAGCATGTCGGCAAGGAGTACACGACAGACGAGATTTACGAGATATGGGACGACTCGTGGAAGGGCAAACGCTCTGGCGACCCGTTCCGTGTAAGAGGTGGTTACAACTGTCGGCACTGGTGGGTGCCTGTACCTGAATAGGAGGACGTATGCCGTACCACAAGAAAGACAAGCGCAAGAAAAAGCGCAAGTCACGCTAATTTGATACAATTAACCCTACTCGAAAGAGGATTCGTAACATGAGCGATGAAATCATGGCAGACGCGGTAACTGACGCCGCAGTGGAAACACCAGAAGTTCAGGACTTAAAGACGTTCACGCAAGAAGAGTTAGACCGCATAGTGGCTGACCGTGTTGCTCGCACCAAGCGACAGTACGAGAAGAAGCTAGACGGTATCGACCTCGACGAAGCTAAGTCACTTCTACAACGTCAGCAAGAGGCTGAAATTGAGAAGCAGAAAGAGCGGGGAGAGTTCGAGTCAATTCTGAAGCAGACCGTCGAAAAGAAAGACTTAGAAATCAGGACTTACAAGCAACGCCTCGAAACGCAGTTAGTTGATGGGGCATTACTGTCAGCGGCAAGCCGAAACAATGCAGTCTCGGCAGAGCAAGTCAGTCAGTTGCTACGTGGCTCGGTTCGGCTGTCTGAAGACGGCACCGCAGAGGTTCACGATGCGAACGGAACGCCACGATACAACGACAAGGGCGATGCTCTTACTGTTGACGAGTTGGTCGGTGATTTCTTGTCAACAAACCCGCACTTCGTTAAGGCGTCATCTGGTGGCGCTGGCTCGCAGACTGCGGTAGGTGGTTCCACGTCGAAACCTATGTCGGCGGTAGATATGGAAGCTAACTGGAACAACGGTGGCAAAGAGGCTTACCGTGCAATGATGTTAGCTAAGAAATAAACCGCTTACTTAGGAGACTACAATCATGGCGGCAACTACTAGTTCAACTTTAGACGACCTGTTTGCAAACATCATCATGCAGGCTCGTTTCACAGCCGAAGAGAATTCACTCATGGCTGGCCTTATCACTCGCTACGACATCGGCAACGTAGCTGGTACAACTATTCAGGTACCAAAGTACCCAGCAGTCACTGCGGCTGACTTGACTGAAGGCACTGATATGTCTTCAAGCACTGTTAGCACGTCTGGTGTCACTGTTACTGTCGGCGAAGTTGGTGCGCAGGTATTGCTCACTGACATCGCGGCAATGGGCGCTGGCAACCCTGCACAGGAGCTTGGCACTGTACTTGGTAACTCTATCGCTACTAAGATGGACAAGGACATCATCGCTCTGTTTGATGGTTTCTCTACTTCATTGGGCGGCGCTGGTACTGAGATTACTGTTGCAGACCTGTTCAAGGCGGCGGCAACTCTGCGCAATGCTAAGGCGACTGGCCCTGTCTACGCAGTTGTTCACCCATTCCACGCGTATCAGTTGTCAGCTAACTTGACTAACACCTTCGCAAACCCCAACGGTGGCGACCTACAGAACGAAGCAATGCGCAACGGCTTCGTAGGTTCTATCGGCGGAATCGAGGTTTACCAGTCAGCTAACATCACACCTGACGGGTCAGACGATGCGAAAGGGTGCGTTTTCACCAGAGAGGCAATGTGCATCGCTATGAAGCGTGACTTCAACCTCGAGACTGAGCGTGATGCGTCTAACCGTGCATTCGAGCTTAACGCTACTGCCGTATACGGTGTTGGCGAGCTTGATGACAGCTACGGTGTTGAAATGCTGTTTGACGCGGCACTCTAAGATGTATGCGGCCCTTCGGGGCCGCTTTACTCTGAGGATTATATGGCAGTCACTTATCGAGGTGAACGGTTTGAGGATTACAACGTAGCAAAGACTACGCCACGACATCCCAATAAATCTCATGCGGTATTGGCTCGCTACAAAGGAGTTATCAAGCTAGTTAGGTTCGGTGCTAAAGGCGCGAAGACTTACCCACCAAAAGACGGTGAGTCTGCCCGCGACAAAGCAATGCGAGCGGCTTGGTACGCAAGACATGAAAAGAACCTGCGCAATGCAACACCGCTCGACGCGGTATATTGGTCTGCTAGGATAAAATGGTGACGACATGGCATTTAGCACTGACGACGATTTAGAAGCGATTGTCCCTGACATTTTTGACTTAGGCATTCCAGCGTTTACCGCTGAACATGCAAAAGCACAGGCAGACATTGAGCGTGAGATTCGCAATCGCTGGTGGCACCGTAAGGGCATACAGGGTGAGATGGTTGCAAGCTATTTGACTGAGTCACAGTGGACACGAAGCGCGGCATATCTTGTATTGTGGAAGTACGCATTACCACAGCTAACTAACTGGGTTGATGATGACCGCTTCTTGCAGATGATTGACTTCTATAAAGCGCGTTATGGTGAGGAGTTAGACGCAGTATTCCAAGATGGTGTCGAGTACGACGCAGACAACGACGGCACTGTCACCGACAAAGAAAAAGAGCCTGTAGCGCTTAACCGCCTAGACCGATGATTACTGTAAGCATAGACACAAAGCCTCGCGACCTGCGCAAAATGGTGCAGAAGCTAGGTCGTTTGTTTACCAAGAACCACAAGCGAGCAATGCGCAGAGCGGCGGCAGAAGGTGTCAACCGCATCAACAAGCGCACTAACCTTGGACTTGATATAAACGAGCAACCTTTTCGTCCATACTCTGAAGCATACAAAGGGTTTAGGCAGAGCAAAGGTAGGCCCGTCGATAAGGTTAAGCTGATATTTACAGGCAAGATGCGCGGCTCCATGATGTCAGGGCTACAGGGACAAGACGGCTTGATATTCTTCAGCAAAAGCGCAGAGTCTAAGAAAGCGGCGCTTAACAATCGCAGGCGACCATTCTTTGGCTTGAACCGTAAAGACACGCGCGCTATTCGCGATGTTTACTTTAAAGGACTGAAGATATGAGCGTAAGGGAGAATGTAGCGGCCAACCTAGTCACGACGCTAAAGGCAATATCGACGCCTAATGTGAAGAAGGTGACGCGTGAGCCATTCGACTTTGATAAGCTGTCTAACGCACAGTTTCCAGCAATATTAGTACGCACAGCAAACGAGACACGAGAAGACGCCAGCATGGGCGGCAGTGCTACGAGTCGGCATGGCACTATCGACTATGAGCTAGTTTGCTTTGTGAAAAACAAGAACATCGACACAGCCCGCAATCAGATTGTTGAGGCTATCGACGAAAAACTTGACGATGATAGGACGCGTGGCGGTCACGCTATAGATACGCAGGTTATTAGCGTTGAGGTAGATGATGGTACAATAGACCCCATAGGCGGCGTTATCGTTACCGTTCAGATTCTTTATTCATACACACGCGGCGACGCGTAAGGGAGAAAATTCATGGCTACACATAAAGGCTCAAGCGGTTCAGTGAAGGTTGCCGCTAGTGGTGGAACAGAAGCAGTTGTTGGTGAGGTTCGCTCGTACTCTATTGATGAGACGGCTGACACTATTGAGGACACTGTAATGGGTGACTCAGTTAAGTCATACCTGTCTAGCCTCAAAGACGCGACCTTAACTATCGACGCGCTTTGGGATGACGCAGACGCACAGCACTTAGTGCTTGATTCTGGCGCGGCTATTGACTGGGAAATTCACCCAACTGGCACAGGCACTGGCGAGAAGTACTACGCAGGTGCTGGCATCGTGACTGCTAAGACTATCTCTGCATCGTATGACGGTCTGGTAGAGGCGTCATTCTCTGTGCAGGTATCAGGCGCAATTACTGAGTCAACTAACTAATGGGACTCGCTAAAGAGTTACGAGCGCGGCGCAAGCAGTCTCGCCGTAAAATTAGCGTTGCAGAGTGGGCTGATGATGACGGGCCGTTTAGCCTGTATTGTCGTCCACTTACTTGCTATGACCTCAACGAATTGCAGAAGCGTCATCCACAGGTAATGCAGAACCCTAGCATCGCCGCAATGGTTGACCTGATTGTCATGAAGGCAGAAAGCAAAGATGGCGAAAAGCTGTTTACCTCTGCCGAAGATAAGCTCGATTTAATGGGGGAGGAGACAACCGTTGTCTCAGGTATTGCCAATGAGATGTTTGGCACTATCGAGTCAGTTGAGGATGTCGAAAAAAACTAAGAAGCGGTCAGTCTAGGTTAAATCTCATTGCACTAGCTGACCGCCTACACAAGACTATCGAAGAAGTAGAGCAGATATCGGTTACTGAGTTTCATGAGTGGCTCGCTTACTTCAAGATTATGAGCGAGTCGAAAGATGGCAACTGAGTCTGTAAGCATTGTAATCAAAGCGTTTGACCAAACGCAGAAAGCCTTGCGCGGAATCAAAGCCGCCTTTGGCAAACTCTCCAAAGTATTCTTCAGCTTTAAGACCGCTCTGGTCGGCGCTGTAGGCGCTGGCGGTTTGGGCCTGCTGATTAGTCAGTCGCTAAAGTCTATTGATGTTCTAGCTAAGACGTCGAGCAGGATAGGCACGACGACCGATGCCCTAAGCAAACTGCAATATGCTGGCGAGCTAGCTGGCATAGTCC